GGATCGGCGGGCCGAACCCGGCGATGCGCGATGACCAGGCCTACGGGCAGGCCCATTACGCCCGTGTCTGTGCAGCCTTCGGCCCCGCCAACCAGCTCGACAAATACCAGACAATCTTTGTCGACAGCATCTCGGTCGCGTCCCGTATCTGCCTGCAGTGGTGCAAGGGCCAGCCCCAGGCGCAGTCCGACCGCACCGGCAAGCCGGACATGCGCGCGACTTACGGCCTCCTCGGCCAGGAAATGATCGGCTGGCTCACGCATCTGCAGCACACGCCGGCGAAGAACATCTGGCTGGTGGGGCTTCTCGACCGGAAGCTCGACGACTTCGGCAAGCCCTTCTTTTCCTTGCAGATCGAGGGATCGAAGACCGGCCTCGAACTGCCCGGCATCGTCGATGAGGTCATCACGCTGACCGAGTTGCGTCCGGAGAAGGGCGAGGCGTTCCGGGCCTTCATCTGCACGACGATCAACGATTACGGCCTCCCGGCCAAGGACCGCAGCGGCCGTCTGTCGATGATCGAACCCGCCCATCTCGGGCGCCTCATGACGAAAATCCGCGGCCCCCGGCCCGACAGCCAGCAGCGGCTGAGTTTCGACCTGCCTGCCGGCGCGAATCCCAATCCCACGACGACCCAAGGAGCATGACCCATGGCCAGTGACATGGATTTCAATGGCGCCGACACCCAGGACGCCGCATTCGACCTGATCCCGGCGAACACGCTGGTGCGTGTGACCCTCACCATCCGCCCAGGTGGCGCAGGGCCTGAGGGCTGGCTCACCCAGAGCAAAACCAGCACCGCGCTTTATCTCAACACCGAGGCCATCATCATGGAGGGGCCTTTTGCGCGGCGGCGGATCTACACCCGGATCGGGTTCCGCGGCAAAAATGCCGGCAGCGGTGATGACACCTATGGCAACCGTGGTCGGGCGCTGATCCGCGGCATTCTCGAATCTGCCCGGGGCATCCGGGCGGAAGAACAGTCGGATGCCGCGCGTTCAGCGCGCATGATCCGCAGCCTTGGCGAGTTGAGCGGTCTCGAATTCGTCGCCCGCATTGGTATCGAGCGCGACAAGGACCGCCCCGACGAGCCTGGCCGCAATGCGATCAAGGCCGCGATTGGCCCCGCGCATAGCGATTATGCCCGCGTCATGGGTCGCATGCCGCAGCCGACCCTCGGCCTCGGCACGGGCGCCCCGCGCATGGCAGAGCCGAATTACGGCCAGCCTGCGCCCGCCAGCAACTCTTCCGCCCCGTTCTGGGCCCGCTGAAGGAGGGCCAGAACATGATCCCGCGCGACTACCAGAAGGCGGCCGTGGCCGCCGCCCGTGACAGGCTCGCCACCCACGGCAACACGCTGCTCGTGCTGCCCACCGGTGCGGGCAAGACGGCCATCGCCGGTTTTTGCATCGGCGAGGAGCTTGAACAAAGCCGCAAGGACCGCGTCCTGGTCCTGCAGCACACCGATGAGCTGGTCGATCAGAACCGCTCCTCCATCGGCGCGATCACCGGCCTTTCGACCTCGGTCGTGAAGGCAGAACAGGATGATTGGGACGGACGCATTATTTTCGGCAGCGTCCAGACGCTCGCCCGCGCCAAACGGCGCGCCCATATGGCGGCGGTCTCGCATCTGGTGATCGATGAATGCCACCGGGCTGCCTCGACCAGCTATCAGGCGGTCATCGATGACGCCCGCAGCCTGAACCCGAACCTTAAGCTCCTTGGCCTCTCGGCCACGCCGAGCCGGGGCGATGGGCGCAGCCTGCGCAAGACCTTCAGCAATGTGGGCTACCAGGTCCGCATCGGCGCGTTGATCGCCCAAGGGCTGCTGGTCCCACCCCGCCCCTTCACGATCGATCTTGGGGTGGGCGACGAACTGGCGGGCCTCGATGCGACAGCGGGCGATTTCGACATGCGCGCTGCCGACCGGGTTCTGAACCGGGCCGTCCTGACCGATGCGGTGGTCGAGCATTGGGAAGAAAAGGCTGCCGACCGGCAGACCATCTTCTTCTGCGCCACGATCGATCATGCCACAGCAGTGGCTGAGGCGTTCTGCGCGGCAGGCCATGCGGCTGAAATGATCAGTGGCGACATGCCCACCAGGGAGCGGGCCGCCGCAATCGCGCGCTTTGATCGCGGCGAGACGCGCATCCTCACCAACTGCATGGTGCTTACCGAAGGCTTCGACAGCCAGCCCGTCGGCTGCATCGGCATCCTGCGGCCCATGCTGCACAAGGGGACCTTCATTCAGGCAGTCGGCCGCGGTCTGCGCCGCGTCGATCCGGCGCGGTATCCCGGCATCATCAAGACCGACTGCGTGGTTCTGGATTTTGCCGGTGCAGCGCTGCGCCATGGCTCGCTCGAACAGGAGATCGACCTTGACGCCGACGACCCCGAACCGGGTCAGGCGCCGTGGAAACTCTGCCCCTGCTGTGAGGCCGAACTGCCCCTGACGGCGCGCATCTGCGACTTCTGCGGCCATGTCTTTGCCCGTGAGGCCAGCGACAAGACGGTGCTCGACAGCTTCGAGATGATGGAAATCGACCTGCTGGATCGCTCGCCCTTTGCCTGGGAGCTCTTGCAGGCCGATGGCAGTGCACTGATGGCGAGCGGCTTTGAAGGCTGGGCCGGGGTATTCCACGACGGCACGCTCTGGCATGCCCTTGGCCAGCCCCGCGGCAAGCCGGTCCGCCCTCTTGCCATCGGGACGCGCGTTCAGGCGCTGGCCGCGGCGGATGACTTTCTGCGGACGACAGAGACAGGGACGGCGTCGATCAAAAGCCGCCGGTGGCTCAACGATCCCGCGACCATGCGGCAGATCGAATTGCTGGCGCGTGCCGGGCACAAGGCCGATGGTCTCGACTTCGGCCTGTCGAAATACGCCGCCAACTGCCACCTCAACTTCCTTTGGAACCGGGCCGCCATCCAGCGCTCGGTCCTCGGGGCAGCCGCACGGGTGGCCGCATGAAACGCCCAAACCCGCTGTCGCCGGACAAGATGAGCCCAATTGAGCGGCGCGCAGAGCTGTGCAGCCTGCTGGCGCTCGGGCTGGTCCGTCTGCGGCAGCGGGATCATGCCCAACCTTCTGACAACCATGGAGAAATTCGCCTACACTATCCGGCCGACCGGAGCGTTCATGCAACCCCGACTCACAGGAGGACTGCATGACGACACCTGACACCATCCCCGCGCGCCTGGCTGCGCTGAAGACCACACCGACGCCGGACTTGAAGGCGCAATGGCGCGAGTTGTTTGCCAGCGAGCCGCCGCCCTTCAACCGGCAGTATCTGGTAAGCCGCTTGGCGTACCGCATCCAGGAACTGGCCTATGGCGGGTTGAAACCCGAGACCATCCGGCGGCTCGAGAAGCTGGGCGAAGACCTCGATGGCGGCAACATCACCAAGCGCCGCATCCGCACCGACATCAAACCCATAACAGGCACGCGGCTGCTGCGCGAATGGCAGGGCGTCGAGCATGTCGTCACCGTCACAGCGGATGGCTTTGAATGGCAGGGTCGGCCCTACCAGTCGCTGTCCTCGATCGCGCGCGCCATCACCGGCAGCCGCTGGAATGGCTGGGTTTTCTTTGGCCTGAAAAATCGGAGGGGCGCATGACCAAGCCCATCATCCGCAAACTGCGCTGCGCCATTTACACTCGGAAATCCTCCGAGGAAGGGCTCGAGCAGGAGTTCAACAGCCTCCACGCCCAGCGCGAGGCCTGCGAGGCCTATATCGCCAGCCAGCGCTCCGAGGGTTGGGTGCTGGTACGCGATCAGTATGACGATGGCGGCGTCTCTGGCGGCACGCTGGAACGGCCCGGCCTCAAACGGCTGATGGCCGACATCGAGGACGGGCTGGTGGACGTGATCGTCTGCTACAAAATCGATCGCCTCAGCCGCTCGCTGGCCGACTTCGCCAAGCTGGTCGAAGTATTCGACCGCAACGGCGTGACCTTCGTCTCCGTCACCCAGCAGTTCAACACCACCACGTCGATGGGGCGGCTGACGCTGAACATCCTGCTGTCCTTTGCCCAGTTCGAGCGTGAGGTCACGGCGGAGCGCATCCGCGACAAGGTTGCTGCCTCGCGGCGCAAGGGCATGTGGATGGGCGGGGTGCCGCCCTTTGGCTACCGCGTCGAAAACCGCAAGCTGCTGATTGACGAGGAAGCCGCAGCCCATGTCCGCTGGATCTTTGCGCGGTTCATCGAAATCGGCTCGGGCACGCTGCTGGCGCGCGAGACCGCCGAGCGGGGGATCCGCACCCAGCGCGGCAACCTGATCGACAAGAAGTACATCTACCGCTTGCTGAACAACCGCGCCTATATCGGCGAGGCGGTCCACAAGGGCGAAAGCTATCCCGGCGAGCACGACGCGATCATCGACCGCGACACATGGGACAAGGTCCACGCGATCCTGACGGTGAGCCCGCGGAAACGGGCGATGCACACCCGCGCAGATACACCCGCGCTGCTGAAAGGGCTGATCTACGGCCCCGATGGCGCGGCCTTCTCGCCAAGTCACTCACGCAAGCGCGGCCGACTATATCGCTACTACGTGAGCCAGACCGTTCTGAAACATGGCGCGGGGACCTGCCCGGTCAGCCGCGTGCCCGCCGGTGAAATCGAGGCTGCCGTGATCGAGCAGATCCGCACCGTGCTCCGCCAGCCGGAGATCGTGGCCGGAACGTGGAAAGAGGCGCGCGCACATGACAGCGACATCACCGAGGCCGATGCGCGCGCCGCTCTGCAGCAGCTCGATCCGCTCTGGGATGAACTTTTCCCCGCTGAGCAGGCGCGCATTGTGTCACTTCTGGTCGAACGCGTGGACATCAGCGTGGATGCGCTTGACGTGCGACTGCGGACCGATGGTCTTGCTGCCGTTGCCGGGGAGATGATGGCACGTGATATGGAGCGGGCGGCATGACCGGGGTGAGCACGCCAAACGCCATCACCGTCCGCGTGCCCTTCCGCATCGTGAAGCGCGGCGGACGAAAGGAAATCCAGCCGCCCGCAGACGCGCCGGTACAGCGCAGAACGGACAACACGCTGATCAAGGCGCTGGCGCGCGGCTTTCGCTGGAAGCGCATGCTGGAAGCTGGACGGTTCGCAACGATGGCCGAACTCGGCGAACATGAGAAGATCGCGACGTCCTATCTGACGCGCGTCTTGCGGCTCACCCTGCTGGCGCCCGACATCGTGGATGCGATCCTCGATGGACGACAGGGGCCAGAGATCACGCTCGCGAACCTGCTGGATGCATTCCCGCTCGATTGGGAAGAACAGCGGCGCTACTTCGCCTGCAACGAGCGCTGAACAGGCCGCGGCCAGTCATGGGCAGCAGGCGAGCCAACATTGGCAGCTATGCAGGCTTTCAGTTCTCGTTCAAGCCGCGGGCCCGCGCGCCCAGCCTGTCCTTCCAGTGTGCTTTGCGAGAAAGGATGTCCTCGCGAGACATGTCGGGTGACGCCACCTCAAGGATCGAGACCGCAAAAGCGACCCTGCTAAGCACCCGCAGCCGCAAGGTCACGTGAGCGTCCAAGTATGCGTCTTTTCAGGGCGCGCTCAACCGGTCGTTCAAACATCATATAGGTCAACGAAGAAACGACGACCACTACGAGTAATCCGGCAGCAACAAAGCCCGGCCCGCCAATCATGTCCTTCACCCCGGCGGCCCTTAGTTGGCCCAATATCGGTTGATGCACCAAATAAAACGCAAAAGATGCATTACCGAGGAACACCATGCTCCGGCTGCAAAGCAGATTGCGCATGACGCCCTCGATGTTCAGGCTGGAAAACAAAAGAATGCAGACGAACGGCAGGTAAAAGAGGGAGTATCGAAACTCCTCTGGAACGGCGTAGCCAAAAGACATTGCAGCAATCAACAATGCAATCGCTAACGGAAAAGCAAGGGAGGGCATTCGAAAACCTCGTGACCATATCTCGAAGATCAGCATGCCCGCCACGAACTCCAACAATCGAAAGCCCGGGAAGATATAAAAAAGCCAATGCGACATGCTTCTTGAGCCAAAAAGGTCAAGGCTGGGCACCGTAAAATGCACGACCGCCGCGGTAAGGGTAACAAGGCAAGCAAGCAAAGCGAAAAAGTGGATCAGCCGCTTGAAAGGCAGGAACGCCAAAAACAGGAAGGCAGAGTAGAAGAACATTTCATTCGACAGTGACCATGATGGCGCGTTGAGGGAAAAATAGACAGAGGAATGCGGGATCCAGCTCTGCAGGAACGCAAGGTTGAGTAGCCCGACCGCAACATGCTTCCACCCCTCTGGAAAAGTCATGAGAATGAACGGCAGCGCAGTCAGGACGTGAAGAGGCGCCAACCTAGAAAATCTCAGCAGGACGTAGGTTCTTCTCCTTATTTCACCATGTCGAAGCCTTTCCGCATAGGAATGAGACAGAACAAATCCTGAGAGAACGAAGAAGAAGGAAACCCCGACGTATCCTTCGGCAAAGATCCGACCCAGCATCGATGTATCAGGATCAACACCCAGGTGGCTAAGAAATACAGCCATTGCCGCCACGAAGCGCAGCCCTGTCAGTTGGTCGATCTTCATGTCACCTCACATTACCCAAGCGGCCCACCTCTTTCCTCAAGAACCTTACGTAGCCATGATGTCAACTGTCCGTTGCTCAGTATCACGCTTGGCAAAGTGCAAGCCAGCAAACCGCGATTGTCGTGCCGGAGGAAGCGCGTTGGCTCGAGGTCGAGTTCGAGCCTTGTCGGGTACTCATGGAAAAAACACCTTGCCGCCCTCCGTTGCGCCGTAGGTGCGCAGCGAAGCCACGGTCGTCAATGCTTCGTGGTGGCAAGGACCGACATCAGAAAGCACGGCTTCGTTCGATCCGAGTCACGTCATGTTCTCCGACTCCAATCGTAGTGATCAGATTGTGAAGCCAATTATTTCCGGTAAGTCAGTGGGTTGCGGAGCTTAATCAGCTTAGGGAAGGCAACAGGTCGGGAGAATATCGGCCCTCAGAGAACGCGATCGAGCCGTTGGGCGCTGAGGCAGGTGAACAGGTCGATCCGCATAACCCCCGAAAACAACGGAAAAATCCGGCCGCAAACGGATCGGGAGAACGCTTTCGGGGGGGCAAGTGGCGGAGCCGAAGGGATTCGAACCCTCGAGACGGTTCCCCGTCTGCACCCTTAGCAGGGGTGTGCCTTCGACCACTC